TCTCTTCAAAATCCAGGCCGCTAAAATCTCCATAAACGCCCTGGTCCCGCTGGATCGTATGCAACGTCCCAGCCTTAGCATGCTTCGCAAGCATCTTGTTAATATCGCAGTCATCTTTAAATGCCTGCTTCGTTAAACCATCGGTGTATTCTTCATGAAACTTCGTTTCAAGCATTCCCATTATCCACGCTCCTTAATCTCTCCAGTCCTAAAATCAATGATACCTTCGTTAGTTTTTAGTTTTTTTTTAATAGACATAGAACCACCGCCTTTCCTCGAAGGAAGGCGACCTAAAATCGAACCTAAACCAAACGCCTGCAAAGACCTAACAACCTCCGGGCCTAACCGTTTAACAATTTCATACGGTATTTCCCCATCATTATCCGCGAGCATCTTAAAAAAAGCTTCCTCGCTTTGAACGCCCGGTATCCTTGCTTGCTTAATTACATTCTCCAAACGCTGACCAGTTGTAGCCGCTATCGCCTGATCGGTCTGAGCATGTACAAAACCCGCCTGACTTTGTGCCAAATCAGCCTGAGCTCGAACATGAGCTGCCTGCTCAATAGTCAAACGATGTTGCGCTTGCGCTTGTCTAGCCGCTAACGCTTTACCTGTAGCCTCTGAAACACCAGCTGCAAACATAGCCTGTTCATTACCTACTTGAGCTAACGCACCAGCCGGTGAACTCGCGTCAAACTTACCCGCGAGAATAGGATTAATCCCAGCAGCCGCCAAATCCGCCTGGCGGCGCTGAACTGCCGTATTAGACATACGCTCCTGGAAAGCCATCTGCTGCCTTGCAAGCTGAATATTCTGCTTGTTCGCAGCAGACTGGCCTCTCGAACCAATCAAACCGCCGAGCAAAGACCCGGCGGCACCAATGGCAGCACCAAGCCATGCCATTAGAAATGATCCAAATTGCCAGGAACGCCGTACAACGGCATGGGCCGAACACACTTCAAATTAAAATAAGTATCCAAAATAAAATGCGGCTCGCTAGGCACTGCGATCGCTCGATCGAGCGGAGCTCCGGTATTCGACTGAATAAAGGTCGGACCAAGAGCGGGCGTAGTAGAAAAATCTTCCGACAAATGCCACGAAGCCAAACTGCCCGCAGCATCTACATTAAACAAACCGGTAAGCCTGGACGGCTTATACCGATATTCTGCATAACGTTCCTGATAACCGAAAACCCCTTCACGCGTTACAGCGACATTTCCATAAAAAATTTCTTTATTTAAAACGGCTTGCTCACCAATCTGAGCAAGAACCGGATAATAAAAATCATAACGCGTCGACTTCGACCAATAACGATCCAAACCTTGGCTGTACGTAATATCGCCACGCACATTAGCAAGACCAATAATCACACCGTGCTCAACCGCACTATAAGTCCAATCATGGGAACCGCTAACCGTTCCCATAGCACCCAACTCGCCTACGAAATCTCCTGATTGACCAGCTGTATTAGCAACAGGCGTAACATTAACCATCGAACTACCGCCGCCAATGTATTCCGGACGCTGAACTCGAAAATCCGGAACCGTCACACCAAAATGAGCTCGAATAAGCTCATTATAACGCGTGCCACCTCGCGCATCGCGCTCAAGCAAACGTTGAGTCTGAAACGCTAAACGAAGATCGTTAATCGTCGCCGCCGTAGCGTCAGCAAGATCCGCATAAAGTAATTGGGGGTTAGCGGCGGAACCAGAATGAATAATAACGTTATTAGTAGCGTCATATGTCAAATTAACAGCAGACCCAGTTCCTGAATCAATAACCGACTGACGACCGGCCGCACTAGTCACAGGCGCCAAACTGCCTAACGGCAACTGAACGCTTGCACCTTTCTGCGGACTAGGTAATGAAGAAGTAAAATAATCGTGGCGCTTGCCACGCTTCAACAAAGTAAACTGGTTAGCCGTAGAACTCGCATCAGTTTCAACAACAACAGAATCCTGCAAATTCTGATCTCTAAACCACTCATTCCAAATAAGGTTATAAGCCCTAAAAGGCAAACAAGAAACATCACCACCAGCCAAAACAGTCTGGGGAATGCCAAAATAATCAAAAATGGTGCCGGCCGTTACAGTAATGGTAGGGTTACTGAACTTCGGCACTGTGTAATCAATAGAATCATCAGGATTAACACGCTCACCATGAAACTTCTTAAAATCCGACCAAACAAGCCGATAAGGAACAAAAAAGAAAAACGTCTCTAAATACATATTATCCATAATCGGATGAAGGGGCGTACTAAGTCGCCCCATAAAATTCGCATTCATCCGAAACGTATCGCCTGGCATCACATCGTCCACATAAATCGGGACAAGCCAATCTGCGTCAAAAGTAGTCTTAAGACCGTGGGAACGGTCAAAGGTAGACCGCGGGATCTCCGCCCGCGGTACCTGGCTAAAACTATGTTCCATAACTGAACGCATTAGTGAGTCTCCTCGAGCACCGCAGCCTGAGCTGCTTTATCAACTTTATAAGAAACCAACTCCCAGCAATTAGCTAAACGCTGGGGATTCTCAGGAATCAATTCTCCAGATTCCTCGTCAAACATACCAATACGAAACAAAATATAATCGTGCGGATGCCGCCCGATCTCATGCTCTGCATCATTAGCAATATCAGTCACCGCACGGACTGCTTGCCCATCAGCAGCAAGCATAAAGGGCCGTGCGTAAAGCTTAGAAGCCGTATCGTAAATGCTGTAAATATTTACTTTCATAGTTCAATCATCCCTCGTTTCAACTGTGATATCTGAGCCTTTTTTACTAGGTATTTCTGCTGAAGGCGCTCAGACGTAAACTCCTCCGCATTCCGCTCACGAAATTTCTTTCGTTTCTCTTTTACCGCATCAAACAAAATCTCGTCAATCTTTTTCAACTGCTCGTCGTAGTACCGTGGCGCCTTAGGCACGATCCCGTGTCCAGGCACTGGAACTTCATCTGACGGGTAAACATCCGTCTTATACCTCTCGAACCATTCCATGCCTATACCTGGACGCCGACTCATAGTGGTATATTCTGGCTCTACCGACCAGGTTTCACCTGTATCTGGATCTACTCGGAGATAGTGTTCATGAGCATTAACACCGTTAACTTTCTTAAGAATATAGCGCGCACAATAGGCCGCGCTCTGAAAAGTAACCTCGCCAATCGTATGAAAACCGAATGGCCAAAGCTTTTCCAAGGTGGGGGATACATACAACGGGTTATCTCTCCCTGGATAAAACAACT